TGCAAAAATCGTCATCTATACAAATACATTCGCCATCTTCTAAACAATCACACATTGAAGGGTTCCTCCGTATTTAACTTAACTACTTCACCTGTTAATGTTTCGACATAATCTAATACGTCAATAAACTCATCAAACTCTTCCATTCTTGTATGGAATACTTTAACTTTATCAGGTCGTACATTTATAGAAATTAATCCAGATTCATCTACAATTTTCCAATTATCGTTGAAATCTTTTTTAAATTCTAACATATACCTCTATTCGTTTTCCAGAACTTTCATTCCCAATGCGATGATTCCACCTATTGTAGCTGTTGCTAATTCAGGTATCCCTTGCATCGCACCGATTCCCGCTAATACTCCTAAAACTATTATTGATAAAAATATCTGCGGTCTAAGTTTTCCTATCATTTACTTCCCCTTGTATTCTCGGAACTCTATTTGTTCCCAATACTTGATTGATTCTTCATACTTATGGTATTTAAATTTTTTCTTTATCTTACGAAGCCATTTAAACACTTATGATATTTGAATCCTCCTGCCAAGTTCCTTGTTTATTTGTCTTAATGACAAAGCACTTCTCGCACTTACAGAGCGAAGGGTTATGCGCCTCACCCTTTACTTCTTTTTTTACTGTGATTCCTTCTTCCGCTACCCATCCTAAAAATGATTTAGTGAGGGAAGATACAGGAATCTCCTTAGAATTCGCCCCTTGGACAACTCCCGGTTTAACGTATTCCCCACCTACAACTGGTGGTGTTAGAGCATCATCATAATGTCTTATTCCCAAGTTTTGTCCCGCTTCATTTACTGCCCACGGAACTTTCTTATGGGCAAACGGAGAGGGGTCTTCTTCAAGTACGGGAGTGTACCTAGCCATTTCAGATTCCACTTCTGCTGGAAATCCATATTCATCCAACAAACGATGGTGTTCCTGTTGTCTTCCCTGCGTGTTGTGTAGAGTTGGAAAAGATGCTCCATACTCTCCGTCTACTGTTACTATTTTTTGTAGCGGTTCTACTTCCTCTTTCATAAATTGAAAGAACGATTTAGTAAAATCTACATCACCTTTATTAGTCATTGTAAGTTTGACCTCCCATTGAGGAATATCCTCTTTAGTTATAAGACAACTACCATCAGCACATGAACCTGTATGGTGTACCTCTGATTTAATTATATCGAAATTAGCTGCTTGGTTTACACCTTTTTCACATACAGTTACTTCTGCTAATTCCATATCATCTACTTGTAATACGGTTTGTAATCCTTTGGTTATATTCTGAGTTTTAGTTGCACTTCCCGCAATACTATAACTCTTTAATTTTCCTTCTTTGACTTGTTCCATAACCTTGTCCGCAATTTTAGTATCATCACGTAACTCAGTAATAAAGAAAAGTCCATGTTCATCAACACCAGATTTAAATATCTGTCCGCCTTTACTAATGTATGCTGGTAATGCCCAGCCTACTTGAACGTCTGAATGAAGAACCATTGTATTCCTAGTTCGGAAATTCTTCATGTATTTCTTAAAGGCTCTATCCATCGCACCAGTAGTAATGAGATGTCCTTCTCTGTCTACTAGTTCCACCGATGCTGGGCCACCTAAAACCATAGGGTCTTTATCTATTAACCCATAATCTTGGACAGCTTTTGCATATGTTTTATCATCTGGATATGCTCTATGAAGTGTGAGTAATTCTGCTCCAGAAGCAAGCCCTGCTTTATACAGTCTCTTATATTCTTCCAAAGCATCTGTAATATCTTCAAGTGTGACTCTTCCATCAGCGGCTTTTTCTAAAGGCATGATAGAAAGGTCTTCTTGAATATCGGACATGTAGGTAGTTCCCCAATTTGTAGGATTAGGAAGTTCTCCTATTGCAGTCTCGATAGTGGTCGTGGTCATTTTAATATCCTGCTATACCCCAGATAACTCCTTTAACTGTAGGAGTTCCAGAAGCTGAAACAACAGATACTTTATCCCTAAAATCTATAGGAAAGTTAGTCTCAAATGTTTCTCCTGCAAGTACCGCAATTCCAGTACTTGATGAAGCTGTTGAATCAAATGCCACATATACAATTTCTCCAGCTGAACTTGATTCATTTTTAATTTGAATACCTCGTATAACTGACATATCAGGTTTCTTAATAGATGTAGAAGCATTAGCAGTTCCCGTCCATTCGTAATTAACTCCTTGATTACCATCTACATATGTAGATACCGCAGTAGTATCTTCTCGTATTTCAAATCCCATCTTATCAATATACATATTTATATTGTGTTGAGTTCCAGTTGTTACATACATTCTATAGGATGCCCCTGCTGTTTGAGCAGGAACGGCATAGGTAGTTGTGATACGTCTAAAGGATGTAGCTAAATTATCATCGGCTGAAGATGCCAAGACAGTACTTCCATCTGCATCTCGTATTTCAATAGTAGCATTACCCGAAGCGGATGCACCACGATGTTCACATTGAACTGTGATATGTTGAACATTAACACTAAATGGTATAGTTGGTGATTGCCAATAAAAACCTTCACCAGCCGCACTATTCGCAGGATTAACTAATAAAGAATTAGTTCCATGAGATGCTTGATCAGTTGATTGAGATATAGCTGAACCAGCCGCAGTAAACATTGTAATGTCAGATGATTCAACACTTGGATTTGTTATTAAATTAACAGCCACTTCCCCTTGTCCAACTGCTTTCAATGTTGATGCAGTTGTTGAGGTTGCTGTTCTAAATGGGGCATATTTTGTGTAGGGATGTACAGATTGACGAGTAGAGGAATCTACTTCCCATTGTCGTATATCTGTATGTCGTTCATTAGCCATAGTTAAAGGTACTCCTAATTAATCCATTTTGTTATTGCGGCAAAGCTTGCCAGTACTGCGGTTGTATGCATTACTAAAAAGGCAACCGCCATAAGTCCAGATTTTGCACCATAAACTTTAGAACGCCAATCATTTATATCATCCATTTGAGTGTTCATATTAGACAATGTGGCATTAATACTCTCATTAATTACAGTTTGACTTGCAATGTAATTATCGAGTCGTTCCATATAGATGGCTAGATTTACTGACATTTCTTGATCCGTAACTTTTGTAGTCATAAATAGTTTACCACATTATTAAATTAAATACAATTAAAATGGGGGTAGGGATTTTATCCCCCACCCCCAGAGAAATTAAGCGTTCAGGTCGCCAATTTTTGCTTGAACCCAGATGTTCTTACATCGCATCTCAGCCATAGTGTAGAGTAATCCTCTAACAACTAGAGCATTTGCTGCGAAGTAGTCACGGTTCTCAACATACTGAGTAGGTTGAGCAACTGCGATTTCTAGATAGTCTGTATCCAAAACATAAATGTTTGAACCTAGTACAGCGTCATTGGATGCTACTGACTTAGGAGTATCCGCATCTGGTAGAATTGGAATTCCTTGATAAGTAGCGAGTACTAGACCAGTTCGTGTACCGGGGAAAGTCCTTTCGGAACCAACTCCAACTTGGTACTCTTCCTGACCCATATACCTTTGGTTGGCATTCAACAGTCTGTTCATGTTGAAATACTGATCATGACCCATAACAATAAGTTTTGGTTCACCACCATTCTCTCTTATTTTCTGAATAGCTGTATCAACCATCTGGAGAGTCAATGCTCGTCCAGTTCCACCGTTCATGTCAACGTTGGCAGCAGCGTTCCAGCCACCAGCAGTACGACCACCATAAGATAGGTCATATGCACGGGCTTGTCCACCACCAGACACACCACCATAGGTGACTCCGTCTTCGTTAACAATGTCGTCAATGGATGTAAGACCAGCCCTGCTGTATATGAAGGCTAGGTCACCATCGGCAAATGTAGTACCGCTAGCAACAGTAACAACACCTGTGGACTCATTTACAGCGGAAACAACGGAACCAGAAGTCCTGTCAAATCCACCAGCGGAGATGTCTCTTTGAGAAACTGCGTCCCCGACTTTAAAGTGTTTAGCTATAGCAGCTGGAACAGTAAAGGCTGTTCCTGATCCTGCTGATGCTATGTACGCAGAACCAGCGAGTAGTTCTTCGTTCATTTCCTTGATGTGGTCTACTTGAGCGTTCTCGTTCTCAAGTGCCAATACGTCCCCTACGCCACCTTCAAGCTGTGCTGTGAAGACCGACTTGACCGATGCACCAAAGGTGGTCGATACAATTCGTGGTAGTGAACTTACCGTAGCAATGTTAGACACATCAACTGTTGGAAGTGCGCCAGTTTCAGTTACAGGTCGGCTCCTGTTGGAACCTCTGTCTGTCCTGACCCTCCAACCAGCTGTGTTGCCCCACACAACTCTTGGTATGGCATTGAAAAAACGAGTCTGGTTATTCAAGGCTTGCCAGACTTTACGCCCATATGTTGTATTGAATATACCTGTTGCAGTATCAACAGTAAAATAGGACTGCTTCTGTAAGTATTCAGGGCCGAATACTGACTGATACAGACCACGTTGAGACTGAGCAAGATATTCGCTCAAACTTGGGTTAGCCATAATAGTTTTTACCTCTTTCCTATTTTAGGATATGATTAATTTTTAGAGAAGTTCTCTTGGAACTCCGTCTGTTTGTCCCATCTCAATCTGATGTTGCCACTTTCGTAGTTCACCATATGAAATGTTTACCAATTCGTCAGCGACTTCTGTGCTGTCAGACTTCTGAATAGGTGCTACTCCATCTGTTCCCAATGTTGGGGTAATCATTTCTGGAGCCTTTAGCGAGTCAGATTCGGAGAATCCCATCTTTCGTAGGCGACCCTCTGCCTCGTCCGCTACCGCTTTTTGCATTCCAGCTTCGTAAGCCTCTAGCTGCTTTTTCATGGCATCTAGTTGAGACTTCATAGCCTTCATCTCGTCTGAGTCATCGTCTTCCTCTTCCGTTGCGGGTTCGGGAGTCGGATACTCATCGTCCTCTTTACCATATCCACCCTTTTCCTCAATATCAGCATCTGCATCGTCTTCAGGCTTTTCATCGTCTTCTTTTAACATAGCCTGAATAGTGTTTTGCTGATCTTCTATCTTGGTAGTAGGCGTTACTGCTGCTTCTGAATCATCAGCGTCAGTAGGCGTTCCACCTGTTCCCTTTGCTTTTCTCTCGTCACCACTAACATCCATGCCATTGAATTCTGCTTTTAGCACTCCAATAACTTCGTTAGCAATAGACTTTACCAAATCTGCTCTTGATGCGTCTGCGGCCTTTTGAATTTCTTCTTCTTTTTCTTCCTCTTCTTCCTTAGAAAGACGAGTGTCCATTTTCTGAAGAACTTCAGCAACCGCAGCGAGGGCTAGATTAGTTCCCTCAATCTGCTTTTCCAATCGTTCATTGTTATCCATTCCATACCTCCTAGAGTCGAACTTTTGGTTATTATTTTATAATGCCCTTAAAGTTGGTCTAAGCCACCTCCGACTCTAAGAAGACGTTATACTATAGTATTATACTAAGATAATCGAAAAATTCTAAAAAGATTATACGTCCGTATCTTCGGGTATCCCATTGGCTTCTAATTGAAGCATTTCGTTCCTAAAATCGTACAATGGAACCTGTACTAACTTCTTCATTTTTTCGCATTGATTGCCTTCTGGCATAGTAGCTTCTACTAAGTCTAATATCTTTCCTACCATACGAGAATGTTTTGCTATAATATATTCTTGTACGGGGGTTATTTTCATTTTTGTCTCAGCCATTTCTTTACTCCTCATATATATTAATTTTTCTGGGTAGGAGTCTACGAAGCCATCTAGGTTGTTTGCTTTTAACTGTTGAGTAAGCCACTTCAATCCACGGTTTACTTACATAAGGGTCTTTCATATTTCTCATATACCACCTTTCATTAACAGCTTTTTCTTTATGTGCTAAAGATACGGATGGTTTATATCCCGTATAATGCTTCTTATGACGCTTAACAGTTGTAGTACCTCCAGATGGTAAACGTCTTTTATGTTGCCTTATATCGGAAGTCCATTTAAAATCTGGTATCCCATATGTTCCGTTATGGACATCCCACGAATGGGGTGCAGAATATCTAATTTCCACTCCCTTTTCCCCTATCGTTTTCACAGACCCAGACTCTTTTAAAACCCCTGACCTAGTGGGAACCGTTCTCTGACATTCATCGAAAACCTCTTTACCGAAATCACTTATAACTTTTACCATAGTCATATCCACGGCTTTAGCGATCTTCTTTTGAACAGATTTTGCAGACGGCATAGTCCCTACCTATAAATCTTAATAAATTATTATACTAAGTTAATAGAAATATTCTATTAAGAAGCCCAGACTTCTGGTAAGGAGTCTTTAAATTTACTGACGGTTTTATCGTAGATGTTTAAATATATAATTTCCTTACCGATACTACCATATTTTGGATGCCAGTAAGTAACTATCTGTTTTGGTTTTGTTGCTGTATGTAAGCGTTGTAAAGCAAACTCATCTGGGCCTTTCATACAACCACAGATATGTAATTCACCTGTTCCAATATCAATTTCATCTATACGGTGAAAGTGTCCAATCATTGCTGAGTCGAAATTTAAAGGTTCTCCATCAGTTAAGTAACCTAACCCTGTCTCAACTTCATAATTCTTTTTGTATTGAAACACACCACGCAAACTAGTTATAGCTTTTGTAATAGACATGTTAGAACCCGCCCCAGAAATACTATCTCCGTGCATTAAAAGGATTCGGTTCTTATTAACTTCTACCATATTCACATAACTCTTAGGAATACTAAAAGAAATATTATCCTGATTCTTACAAAATGCTGCTACCCATTGGTATAACATAAAATCCCAATCCATATATTTATCTTTCATCGGAGGTTTTCTAGTCATTCGACCATGATTACCTACAACACATGGGACTCTTACAGATTTAAAATGGGGGGCTAAATACATTAATGCTTGAGCAATTAAGTTTGCTCCACGAATCATTTGCTCCATACAATTATCTAAATTGCTGCGGGCAAGTTCTTCATGAATATCACCACTAATCATATCTCCTAACATTGGAATAACAATATCATCAATCGGTACAGAGTTACGTCTAAGATTTACAAGAGTTAATAATTGAGTTGCCCACCCGTATAATCTTCGATTAAAGATATCAAAGCTATACACATTCATTCCCAACATTTGTTCTTTATCTACATACTCACCGATATGGGTGTCGGTTAAAGGAGCCACTACTGTTTGAGTACTACTACCTTGAGTATCTCCAGTTGGGGGTAAATATTTAACAGGTTCAATATTTTCAAAATTAGGAGCATATTCTTTAATTGCATCAACTACAAGTTCTTTTTTAGCATTATCTCGTAATGAAGCATTATACAGTTTCTTATAAAAGTAGGCTTCATGTTTATAGGTTTCTACTTTTTTATCAAGTTTAATTCGGGCGTTGTCATCATCGAAAGAATCCAAATGGGCGTTTCCAAGTTCCAAAACGTTTCTGTCGTGCCATCTTTGGATCGTTGTCCTGTGGACTGAAACTCCGAAGGAACTCTCTAACCATTTGGCTATCGCCGTCCAAGTTGCCCCCGCCTCCCGTCTTTTTATTATCTCTGATTTTGCCTGTTCTGGAATCATATTGTCTCCTGACCTTTAATACTATTATCTTGCCACACGTAATACATTGCAAATCTTCATCATCATTTCTAAACATGCGACCTTCGCACTTAGGGCATATATTACCAGATAACCGTGGGGCTGTCAACTATCTAGATCGTCTAAAATACTCTTGAGAAAAAGCCCGTGTTCTTTACGCAGTTCACGATCAATTCGTTTCTCGTCCTCATCTTCGTATAAAGTATCTTGACTACCTCCAGCATGTAATGAATCATTTTGAGATTCACCAGCATCCCAACCGAATTGTATATTAACTCCCGCTGGAGCAGCTTCGGATGCATGTGCAGTAGTTGGGGTATTATCATCCCCTTCATCATTTAATCGTTTAATTCTAGCTTCTTCTGCGAGTTGTTCTTGGGCTGCCTGTTTATTAGGTTTAGCATCAAACTCTACAGGATTTTTAGCTTCATCTTCTTTTTTCAATTCTTTCCTCACCCAATTTAATAAGTCTACAGCAAAACTTTTTTCCATTTTGCGTTCTGGACTTCTGTCTGTTATGAAGGCATTTAAGCGATCTACACCAGTAACCTTCTTTTTTCTTTGTTTCTTTCCTCGTTCTGAATGGGTGGGAGTAAATATTCCAGCATTTTCGGAAGTAAATACAGTTCCTTCACCACCTCCGAATGAGCCACCATCACCTCCACCACCATCACCGCCTTCTTTCTGTACAAATTCAGACGCAGTATCATAACGTTTTTTATTTGATTCAGTATATTTTTGTTCGCCTTTCACGTTTTTACCATCTCCACGAGGATTAGTTATCCAAGCTTTTTGATATCCTGACGCATGGGCAGCTTGTGCTACCTCTTGTGCTTTTTCTTCAGAATCAAATGGGCCTTGGCTTCCCCAATACCACCCATTATCTCGTTTAGTAATCGGCATCATCATCCTCAATTGTAGGTGTACTAGCTGGAGGTGTTTGCCGTCTTTCAGGTGGTTTAGGAAAAGTAGCTTTTTCTACATCCACTACACCTAATGGGCCAAGTGATGCTACATAATCTGTACCATTTTGGGCAAACCACATCTTAGAGAAATCTGGAGAGACTTCCTTAATTTCTGGAGCAGTATAACCCTTATTATATAATGAAGTCATAAAATCTGAACTAAGCGTTAGATCATTTTTAGATCGTGCTTCTGCATATTCGTCAATGTCACGTTCTTCATTAGGGGCTTTGTCATGCCAATCAGGTGTTCTCCCACCAGTACGTCCTTTAAATTTTCTTTTATGTTGTGGTATAGTCTTCAACATAGCTTGCACAGGTTCACCTTCTTCCCCCTCTGCCGCTTCTGGAACAGCTTCGTCAGCCGCTTGTTCGGCTCCCATCATCGCTTGTTGTTGTTCCTGCATTTCAAATTGTTCTTTTTGTTGTTGAAGTCCCATAGCCATTTGTTCAGCATTCATCTGAGCAGTTGGTACAGGTGAACCACTTATTATAAATTCTGCTTCATCTAAAGCAACATTTTCTTGTTTTAATTCTACATCAAATCCTAATTGGGCAAACTGTGAAACAATCTGTACCTTTTGCTGTGCCATACTTAATCTAGTAGATTCAGCTTTTTCTTCAGGATTTGGTAATTTAATTTCCCAATCTGTAACACCAAAAGCTTTCAACAAAGCGGGAAATACTTTTTCATGGAAAAGTCTTTGGTCACTTTCTACAACACGACTCATAACAACTAATTGTTGAGTTTGGGTAGATAGACCACCAAACGCTTCGGGTGCGCCTTGCCATGCTGGGGTAACCCCCCACATTGCAGCAACACGTTCTCGTATTTCTTCCCTAACAGGTAAATAATCCATCTCTTGTAGAGTATGGAATAGTCTAACCATATCAACTCTACCTCTTTGGTTTCTAGCAGATACAGCTACCATTGGGATATAGTTCGGGTCTAATCTTGTTTGTGCCGCAATATGTTCTCTTTCTCTACGTAATGACTCAGGGTCATCAGTAGTTACCATAACCATAGCAGCGGGCATTTTTCTTTCAAAGAAATACCTATAGAGGTTTTTATCCATACCTATAAGTGTTAAAGCCTTTTCAAAGATTGTTAAGATTGGACTCCAACCATATGTTTCAGATGGAGAAAATTTACTTAGATGTATTATTTCATTATCCAATAAATACATCCTATTATTCCTATGATAATAAGTGTACATTGCAGGAAGTTTTTGTATATCACAATCATCTTCAGAACATGGCCCAGATGTTTCAGTTGCATTATCCCTATGAATAGGACAAATAAAATGGGCATTTTTAGGAAGTCCTTGAGTATCTAAATCAAATTCAACCAGAGCAGGATTCAATCTACGAATCTCTGTTACTCTAGATCGTACTGTTTTATTACCCATATCTTTGTACTCTTTAGCTAAATACAAAAACCCATCATCTAAAGAGTTTACGTCAAAATGAAATTGTCTAAAGACTTCTTCTAAACTTTGATCAAATAAGTTAGCATCTACTAACCACTCTAAAATCTTTTCCCTTTGTTCGGGATCAGGGTCAGAAACTTTTGGAACTATTTCAAGACCTCTTCTAAATACTTCAGTAGTGATATGGTTAAGTGGGCCACGAATTTCTTCGACAGACATAGCAACTGTTTGTAAATCCATTACAAGCTGTTGTCTATACGCCATCTGGTGGCGTACCCACGTATTAACTATATGGTCTAGCCCAATTGTAGGAGTTTTAGATGTTTCTCCTGCGGACTTCATTAATTGAAACATGTTTATCTGATTATTTAAATCAGACATTTGCTGTACCATTTGAGGTACTTGCGGCATGTATTCGGATAATTTCATATCTAATCCTCAGAATTAGTCAAGTTCGCCATATCACTTATAGAAACCATTTTAAGGATTGACTCCATTGCTTTCTCTTTTAATTTATATTGCTCTGTATGAGAGGTATCCCTAACAACTTCTGATTTTTCTTCTTTTAATTTAAGAATATCTTCATGAAGTTTCTGAATTTCTTGATCTTTATCAAGAATAATTGCTTCTAATTCTGCTTCCCCTGTCCCAAAATTAGCATTCTCTAAAACTCCAGCACGAGCAGCTTCTTTAATCAAAGCTATAAACTCGCCTTCAGTTAAGACGGTTACAGCAGGACTATCATCGGGGACATCCTCTTCCGCACTCATCATTTTAACTTCGTCATGCCACGCATTTAAAATGCGCCATGTACCTTTCTCATCTTTTGTAGCGACATATTGTTGATCCATGCCGTCTAACATACTTCCTATAGGCATAATTCTCTCCTACGTTCTTTATTATACTATTAACTTAACGCTTTCTCTAATTTTTGAGGGCTAAAGCCCACGATCATATTATCTCCGATTACGGTTACTGGTGTAACTCTAAATCCCATACGCAATAAATCGTCTGCGTATTCAAGATTTTCGGAAACATTATATTCAGTAAATTCATAATTTCTATCTGATAACCACATCTTGGTCATTGCACATGGGCCTCAACCTTTAGATGTAAATACAGTTATATCAGGCATTATCGCCTCCTTACAGTTAAATCTAATTCCCCTTTTCTTATCTTCTTTTCACAAAGGTAACATACCTTATGACCTTTTTTAACATTTAGTTTAACACCACAACGGCATTTTGTCCAGTTCCTTCTAGCCATTAATTATACCAATTGATAAAATTGCTACAAGTCCGCCAATGGCGAAGAGGACTGCCAGTTGTATTAACAGTCCCCATAATTCTGAGTTTTTCCAACCCATCGTAATACACCTTATTCGTTAGTTAAAGTTTGAGTAGGTGCGCCTATAGCAACTTCAACGTTGTCCGTTACTGTCCAATTAGCGGAAGTTACACTTTGATTAATTTTAAATTCTTTTGTTGCAAATCCATCCGAAGCACCCGCATTACCACCGCCACCTATTTCGTTTAATTCAACTATAAGTGTGCCGACCTTCATTCGATCAAATACACAAGCACCACCTTCCGTATATAAATTTGAAAGGGTTAGTTTATCTATCTTCCCATTAACATTACTTGTGGGAGCATCTATATGTATTCTGTCATATGATCCGCCAGAGGTTATCATTGCTTCTGCTTGATGGTGTCCACCCCCTATTGCCCGCATTCGTGAGGTTCCCGGTGTAGTGTTAATACTTTGACCGTCCGAAGCATTTCCAATAACTTTTATGGTATGAGCCTCGATATTATCAAAATACATCATAGTACAGCGGGATTTTTCAATTATTAATTCACCGATTTCTAGAACCGTATCAGTTGTGTTTTCTCCTTGGACATCAACTCCACCAATCAATACTGCTGTAGCCGAAGCCGCAGTACCACCAGTAGGTGTGTATGCTGATGAAGGTATTGCTGAACCGTTATATACAGTTCCTACGGATACATTTTCAATTCTAATTTCTCTTACTGGAGTAGAACCAAGAACTATTCGTAATGTATTGTCCTCTTTATTGTCTTTTCTCCACGCCATTGATTGCTCAAGGGTAGCAGACGGTTGTTGAGCAGGGGCAGCATAAATACCGCTATCCCCGTTTGTAAAGGATCGTTCAGCTAATATTGTTTCATTGACTGCGACACCACCCGCAGCTGTAGAACCAACCGCTAATAAACCTACCGCCATTTGAGGACTGAATCCCATCGCTCTAAGTAAAGAGTATGGAGACATGGCAACTTTAAAAAATGTTTTCCATTTGGCAGATTCTTCATTTAAATAATTGATTTTTGCAAGAATCCAATTTCTCCAAATAACCGTTTTTCTATATGCGTTAAGTGGGGATCGAACAATTGCCATTGGGGTGGCTTTTATTACTTTCCACCACGATTTAAAGTTCGCTACATGAAGCAATAATCCGAACACAATTAAACCTGAAGAGGCTCCAATTGTATACATAGAATTTGCTTGTAAATATTGAACATATTCAAATAGCTGATTAGCTACTGAAAATTGAATGTACGGAGTGATCCAAGGAATTGGGTTTATATACGAAACAAATAACCCCAAACCACCTATTGTAATTAAAATTGAAGTATTGATTATCCCTAATACAGTAACTATTTTCTTAATAGGTATAGTTATTGTAGGTACTTTTACACTAGGCAAACTAAATTTTACCGTAGGTAAAGTAATCTTAGGCATAGTAACCTTTTCAAGAATTCTTTTAAACATTTAAACACCTCTGACTAAAAGTCTGTCTGAATGTACAAAGGAGTTTGTTCACCTATGTATGCTCCTTGTACGTTGTAATCAAACCATTCTACAGCTTCAATGTCGCTCATCCCATCCCGATTCATAAATACTTCAATTACTTTATCTCTTTCATAAACAGCAATAGAATCATCTATTACTCCTACAAAAGCATCTGCAAAATCCATTTGCTCTTCATCACTACCTAATAATACTAAAGATAATTCAGCATCTTCCATATATTTAATAGCTTTTTCTAGTCTATTCATAGACCTTCTTCCTTATTATACTAATTTCTAAGCAATTTCACACGCACTCCAATCACACGTTAAGCACTTGTGACAACCAGATTCATAAATTATGTTGGGATTATCACAGCAATCGAATGTTTCGGCTTCTTGCGTTCCCTTAACTAAGACTTCTTTTTCTCGACTTCCTGCCCTATAAACAGTAATTCCTTTACACCCTAATTCATGAGCATTTAAATAAGCTGCTTTAACATCTTCTATAGTTGCATCATTAGCGAAATTTATAGTTTTAGAAATTCCTGAATCAACATAAGGTTGAAAACTTGCTTGCATCTTTACATGATCTTCGGGAGCAATTTCTGGGGCTGTTCGATAAAGTTCTTTAGCCCAACTTGGAACTTCCTCTCTATCTTGTAAAGAACCTCCATTAGCTAGATACTCCATTAACTCTTCCGAATAAAAACCGTTTTCTTTGGCATCAGCCTCAAATAACTCATTTACATATGTAAGGGATTCACCTTCTAGAATATTTTGTTTCGTCCATGCTAAAGCAAATAGTGGTTCTATTCCACTAGAGCAATTTGCTAACATTGAAATTGTACCTGTGGGCGCAACAGTAGTTCTACAAGCGTTTCTTATAGGATTTTCATAATCACTATCTGACCACGCAGGAAAAGGCCCACGCATAATAGCTAATTTTCTAGATTCGTCATCCGCCCATTCACGAATGAAACTCATCATTATTGTCCCAACATCTTGACCTTCTTCATAATTATATGGGATGTTTAATTTAACTAAAGCATCAGCAAAACCCATTACACCCAGACCAATTTTTCTAGTTGCTTTTGTCATTCTTTCTATTTCAGGAGTTGCGTACTCATTAGCATCAATTACGTTATCCAAAAAACGTACAGCAAGTCGTGTTACGTATTCTAAACGTGTCCAATCTACACGTTCACTCCAACTATTTAGAGGTACGTCCAGAATAAATTTTGCTAAATTAATGGAACCTAAGTTACATGATTCATTTCCTAACAGGGGTTGTTCACCACAAGGATTTGTAGCAATCATTTCACCATATCTATTAATAACTCGGTTATCTTTATTTACCCTATCAATAAATATCATACCGGGTTCACCGTTTCTCCAAGCACCTTGAATAATTTCATCCAGTACTTCTCCCGCATTTAGTGAACCAACCACCTGTCGATTAGTAGGATTGATTAAATCATACTCTACCCTCGCTTCCGCTTTCTTAATCCAGTTAGAGTCGCAAGCCACGCTGATATTAAAATTATGTATGTCACCTTCCACATACTTGCATCGTATAAAGTCCATAATATCAGGATGTGTAACGTCCATAACAGCCATATTAGCCCCATCACGTTTTCCTCCTTGTGTTATCATAGAAGAAACTCGTGACAGCGTTTTTAACACCTCGATAGGGCCACAGGCAATTCCATGAGTTGTTTTAATACGATCCCCTTTAGGTCGTATTTTTGATAACGAAAATCCTGTCCCACCACCAAACTTTTGAACCATAGCAGTATCAGTAGCTGCCTTCATAATACCTTCCATACTATCTTCTAAAGGTAAAACGAAACACGCAGATAGTGTACCTTGCTCAGTTCCTGCGTTCATTAATGTGGGAGAGTTGGGTATAAATTCTAAACTAGCCATAATTTCTTCAAACTCTAATGCAACTAGGTCAGACTGAATTGGTATAGCCCCATAGTGTATAGTTTCTACACTTGCAATAGCTGTGGCTACACGTTTAAATAGAGAGTCACCATTTTCTATGACTTCTCCGTCAGAATTTTTTTGATAATATCGCTTGGATGCGACAAATTCAGCTTGTTTTGTTAATGTTGTCATTATATTTCTCCTAAAAGTTTATCCTCTTGCACCACAGTAAATGCATAATTTATTTTCTGGAACCCAAAAAGACGAGTTGCAAACGGCTTCTCGACATTTTGGATTAGGGGCTTCTGTCGCTATGGAATGCTCATTAGCTGGTTCCATCTGTAACTTTCCAAACACCTTTTCTTTAGTATAATCCTTCATGTTCAGATCGTCAACTGCTTGCGCCCTACTTTCAGGAGTCTCACCCGGAGATACCGCATCCAACCAAGACACGGCACTACCTAAGTCTGTAAATTTATATGCTGTATCATGGATTGCTTGTAACGCCATTCCTATGGAGAAAAAAGCATCGCCATGACCTGTAGGAGTCTCAGGGGCTTTCAGTTCATTACTAACTGACAAAATCTGTTGTTTCTGTCGCTCATCTTCTAATAAGTGTAAATTACCTCCATGCACAAATTCTTCAAAAACATGTGCCATAGTATTTTTACTTTTACGTGAAAAAATCATTGAATGCCATCTAGCATCCAAACCTCTATCTTCTAATTCTCCACGGGTATTATCAATAAAACCCATAGTTAATTCAAAGTTCTCAGCTACTTCATTAAGGAAAACAATTTGATCTGAGTACGACCAGCCATCCAAAAAGGATGAGTGAATTTGTTCTATTCGTTCTCCTGATTTTTTAAAAATTACTAAATGGGACGGGTGACGTTTTTTACCTACGTCAAACCCCCCAAATAATTGATCACCTGATTCGATGTTTGTAAATGGTTTAGCAGACGGATAGTTAATTAATGAAGAATTTTCACATTTAGATATGTCATCTTCATCAAAATAAGCTTCCGTTGCAAAGTGAGGCGTTAACATAAACTCAGAAGCAAATGATTTAGGTCGTGCTTTCTGTTGTTCTAGTAACCACTCCTCAGTATATAGTTCTGGCATCAGCACCCTTCGATCAGGGGCTGGGTCTAGTGCGGGAAGAACTCTAGTTTTAAAACGAGTATCTTCTTGTAATTTATGTAATAAATCACCGGGTAACATAGGTGTTCCTAGTACTATAACAGGTACACCTTTTAACGGAATAAACAATGATTCCGTCATAAAATGATCCTCAACTTTAGTAAGCTGAGTAATGTTTAATGGATTTTCTGGATCACGCATAACGTCATCTGCTATCAAGGCTCCATTAACATGCATACCTCTTTTAAATGAAAAAAGACCACCATGTGTAATTTCCATTGGTTGGTTATTTCTATAAAATCTAGCCGAGAAATCTGCTTTTGGATTTCTATTTTCTAGCATCCCCGCCATCATAGGATTTCTATTAATTGTTTTATTTATTTCAGCAATATGGTATCTAGCCATATGATCGGCATATGATAAATAAAGCACAGAGCAATCTCGTGGGGCAGTTAATAATCTCCATACACTAAAGGCATGACCTAATACAGTAGACTTAAAATGAAATCTAGGAAGAATAGCACAATAATTTAAACCGAGTTCCATACATTCTTCAACATCTTCAGTAATAACTGAAACATGCCAAGCGTTAAAATACTCTGGATTATCATAACCATAGCACCAAATGTTCTGAACGAAATTACGAAACGACCCGACCTCGTATTTTTCTTGCTCCGTTAATCCGTCTGCTAATGTTGATAGTGCATTTCTAATAGTTGTTATTTCTTCTGCCATTTATTCCTGACTCTGTATTAAAGTTTTTAATCTTACCGCAATACGATTAAGGGTATCCTTATCGTTAATTTCTTCGACCAAGACTCCTAAGATATCTTGAACGAATTGAAGGTTAATCATCCCTTCCATCACATCCCTCTGCCCACGAATACCTGTATCTATGGCTCGTACTGCTGCAAGGGCATTATCAAAAGTTAAACCTTTTAACTCTCTATATGCCTTGGCAGAAATCTGTTCATATGTATCTAACTGTTCAGTTTGTAGTCTAGCAAAGCGTTGACTCTCATTTTCTGAAAGGGATTCTATACCCCTTGTTCTTGCTAACGCTCGTTGCCCTACCCAATCTTCTTGCTTAGTCCATGCATATATAGTTGGAGCCTTAACTTTAACATCAAACTCTCCATCTAATATATTTACAATTTCAGGAACTGTGTTATCTCCTGATAAGTAAAGTTCAAATGCTCGTTCTTTTACTTCTACTGGTATTGTCTTTGGCATAATTACCTACCTTCATATATATTCCCGCTATCTAATCCCCCATAACCAGCATCAGAAGGATGTTGCGAATCTATATTTCCACCTAACGCACTACCATCTGGTTGTAACAAATTCATAAAGTCTACATGCCCGGATTTCCTTTGGGCAGGACAAAAACATGATGGTACATGTTGTGCAGTACTAGTTTTATTACTTAGTACTTTAGTATACTTAATAGCTATTTCACCCCTAACACAAAGATTTGTCCAGATATTTTCTTGTTCACTAATAGGATTATAAGTTCTATTCCTAAGTAATGTACCCGTAGTTCTCTGAAGTCCTTCTTCATCTGCAACCTTTTTATTATAGAGACAGTCGGTGTAGTCACACCAAACAACTGCACCATACTTTTCCTTAATTGCATCTATATCAGGAACTTCTTCTGAGAATTTATCTGCATACTCTCTTTTTGGTTTTTCCGCTTTTTGATTAAACGAAACCTGTATTTCTGGGCTAATTTTCTTTACTGACATCTTTACTCCTTTTTCCCCATAAAGCTATACATGCTGCATCAGCGAAGTCTTGTTCTTTAAAAACATCACCCCACTTATCTACAGCGAACTGCTTTATATCGGGTTTCTTAGCATTTCCTTTACCTAAAATATCTTTTTTCCACCTTCGATTATCTACTAATTCTGTACAGATTTCAACGGAAGATAGGGAACTCCAAACCGATCCTACAACGTAGGCTATTGATAAGGTAGTACGAGGATTTTGTATATAAATCGCCGCTTCTACGGTTGCCATATCTGTATTATTAATTATACTCAAATCATTACGAAATTTTTCAAGAATTTCGGGGAATCTATCCACGAAATCTTTTTCAGAACTCGCCCATTTAAATTGATCAATAATATTTTCTTGGTCATCAACAACTACGCCGTGGATCGCTTTAGTGGAACAATCTATTCCTAAATACATTTAATTAGCGTATTTTTTCGCCCATTTTTTATTTTCAACTTTATCCAATGGGGGATATGGAATAGGTTCCGCATCATTAGTCCAAGGGGTCATCTCAGGATAATATCTTTTAATTATCCACGCAGACAGGGCGGCTGTCGCTGCTATGCCAACTACTGCTCCTCCGATAATGTAATTTCCTTTTTTACTCATGTCAACTGACCTCCGTATGTTCTTAGGGCAACTACCCTACTTACTGTATTATACGCAGTTGTGTAAGTATTCAAAAGTCCAGAAGTCTGACGTTTTAATGTATCTAAATCAATTACATCTCTTCGTAATTCTTGCAGAGCAGGATACCTAGTAAAAATAGCCCCTCGTAATTCCTCTTTAGTTGGTTTACGAGAACCGCTTTCTTGGTACTCTGACGCTAAATTCCACAATGCTTTAGAATAGCTTTCATTAAAAGCAGCTTCATGGGCTGATAGTTTTGCATCCACATCTGCGACCTTAGTTTCCAAATAAGCTTTATAGCCACCAAACATAGTTAAAAATTCTTCTAATTGTCGATTATCATAATTCATTAAATTAGAGAATTCTAAATCAGTTTTTTCTGATAAGTCGGGTTCAAAGGGAGGTATCCCCCAATCCGCTACTTCTTTTTGGGACTTTCCTAAAGCTTTCATTGGAGTCCATTTTGTATCTCGTTCTTGCATATTATTATCCTATATATGATCTCGTATAATCTAATATTTCTTGAGTTTTAGAGACATTAAATAAACCTTCCCTACGAACTCCTGTTTCTAAATCAATCCAAAAAGGTTTAGAAATTCCTTTGTTTGTCCATTCTTGTATAGCTGAAGGTAAAGTATCTATATTTAAACCCCCAGCATACCCAAAAAACTTTTCTGATTGAGTGTGATTAGGCCATTGGTCAGGAAAAATTCCTGCACCGCTAGAAGTGTCATATAAAACTGAGGTATTTGGAATGCCTCGTGCAATCCAATCATTTACTCCATCTGCCTGTAAAATAATTTCTTGTGGACTATTCTTACACCAATCTACAAATTGAGAACAATATGAAGATAAAGGAATACCATGAACATTAAGTTGTATACGTCCGAAACTAGATAAGTCTATATCTAAATCCTCTAAAACATTATCTATATCTCCCGTCTGAATTATGTCTGTGGAATATGGAGGACATATATGGGCAGATAATTTAATACTAGAATAAACATCTCCACCATCTAGTTCTGTACATAAATGTAATAAATCTAAAATCCATTGTTTAGTTGGAAATCTATATAGTCCAGTAGCTTCTGATTGAGGCAGTAAAATTCCCCATTCAACGAATGGATATACTGTACTTAATCCCACAAGTTCTTTTGGGTGAACCGAATTATCGGCTCCTGTTATAGTAACTCTTTCAATCATTCAACACTCCTACATCCACACCACGGTGGCCCCGAACATTTTTCTGGAACATCTCTAGCCGACATATCCATTATTTTAAAACATCTAGTTAAAATCTTATCCCATTCTTTATCATCCTGCTCAACAAGAAAGGTTTTAATTTTCTGATCATTTTTATTTTCATAAAAAACTGTACCCATTGGATACTGCCCAAGATTTAAATAAATTTGTAATTGAATAGTGTGTTCATCTTTAGGCTTTTTTAGTTTTCCAAAACCTGATGAATTAATTGTCTTGCTTTCTATAGGAAGAACTCCATAGACATCATGTTCAACTAAAAAGTCTATACGTCCTGATATAGACGGATTTTCTAATTTAACAGGAATTTCTCTGTCTATATAAATTCCCATATCTGTAAAATATTTTTCAAGCCGTTCTTCTAAAGCATTACCAGTATCAAAAATTCTTCGTAATGTAGGATCAAGGGGTTGTCCTTTTAACTGTCCAGTATAAGCAAAATAAAGGAATCTATCGCAAGGATTACCTAAAGCAGATGGGTAGAACACGCCCTCTCTTTGAGGAGCCATATACCCTTTTAAAGACGAATTTAATTCATCCTCTAGCCATCTATCTTTCTGACTTTCGGTTCGTTGTTTTCTGGGCTTGGGGGTTCCTCCAATTTGTTTAATGCCCGCCATACTGTCTCCTTTATTTCTCTATAAGTCTTGTCTTTAATATGTAAAATATGTTCTATCTCAGGATGTTTCATGAGAATCATATCTCGTTGCACATCTCTTTTCTTAAAATGACCATAAAAACCATCAGCTTCTATAACCATCCCAATCTCAGGAATCCAAAAATCTACCACGTATTTCATAAAATAATTCCCTTGATCATATCTTATACCGAATTCGTTTAGAATACCAGCAATTATCTGCTCTTGGGGTGTATGATCTTTAGGTGGTAAGTTCATTCTGTAATTTAATATAGATATCCTGATTTTCGGTAAAGAATTTCTTTACCCCATTCATACCCATAACCTTATCATCGCCGTAATTATACCACGGGCCAGATTGTTTTATAATACCACGTTCTACACCTTCACGTATAAAACTCTCCATAATATCAATCCCACCATCTACTCTAAAAGGTACAGTAGCTGATTTCCAATTTTCACCACCTACTTTACTTTTTCGTAATCTAACTTCCATATCGAATCCAACATTATCATTGCCTTCTTTAATCCATCCACTACGGCGTACCTGTAGTAGAAAGTGTGAGAAGAATGATTGTGCTAATCCACCGGGCATATTATCCAAAGCTACTGGCCCCATACTAGATCGCACTTGATTTATTGCAATAAAAGCTGAACCATTTTTTAAATTGGGCAATATTCGGGGTAACGAAGTATTAACAAATCTAGCTTGCCATGCCATTGGATTGTATGAAAAATCTTCATCATGTACTGCTGTTGGAACAAGCCCCGCTATACTATCTAGAACAATTAAATCTACCCCTTCTCGCATTAACTCTCTAGCAGTATTCATTGCGTCCTCACCATTAGTTGGTTGAGATACTAAGACTTGAGAAGAATCTACTCCGCAGCGTTCTACCCAATCTGAATCCCACGATAACTCTGTATCTATCCAAGCTGCCACACCACCTTCTTTTTGAACACTCCCAACAGCTTGAGATGCTAAATATGACTTACCCACATTGGTAGCCCCATACACTAAGGTCATTCGTTTCTTAGGTATACCACCACCAGTAAGAGTATCAAGAGCAGGAATCCCGAAAGCGATCCGTCCATAAGAGAACTCATCACTATTACCTCTAATTAAATTTAGATTCTTATTTTTTAATAAAGATTCTACTGCCTCTTCTGGAGTATTTTTCATTTGGTTCCCCTCTTCAAAATTGCCTCTGCCCATGCAAAATAAACAGCACAACATTGAATAATTTCGTTATACATTTGATCTGCGTCATGTTCCCAAATTGCTCTTGCAACTTCCCCATTTTCTTCAGCTGCAATGACACACCACCACTCGTCAGTATGTTGGGATTGATCCCCATACATAACATCTTGGCGTTCTCTTTCTGCTAAAACTGCTTCTAAAACATCTGCCCTAGGAACTTTTTTACTCATTAGAATCAAGTACCTCATCTATTTGTGAGTCAATTTTATTCTTCACAAATGTAAATACTTCATCTGATGCTATTCCTGCATCTGTTAATTGGGCCTCAATTGGTAACTCTGTATCTATTTGATCTACTGTTAAATCAATTCTACCGTATTGATTGGTATCTAATGGGCCTACCCTAAAAGTGAACCCTAAATGCATACTAACTTTTGGCATCTTTTTCTCCTTTTTCTTCTAATGGATAACTGAAACATTCTCTCTGTAACATTAATCCTATTATAGCATATCCAGCAATATCTATCAAGCTATCTTCTATAGATTCATGTTGAGGATTTCCCTTTTTCCATACTAAATGTTTTAATCTACACAACTTATCCCATAAACGAACAATTAAACCTTCTTCCTTAAAAATAAGGATGTTATCTGGGCCGTAGTCTCGATGTTTAGATGCTACAATACTAGCAATCTCTAAAGCTATATTTTTACTAGCTTGTTCAAATGTACCATTACTTTGTCTCACTCCAACTCCTCCATACTATTTAATAATTGGTATGGGTATAAATAGCAGGGTCTATTAGGAACTGGTTCTGACCAATATCTTTTCTGTTTTATATCCTTACCTAATGCCCATCCCATAATATCTACACAAGGTAGATCATGTAATCTAACTAAAATAAAAATTTGCTCGTCTTTATCTTTAGGGTGTAGTATCAGATTGCCATACGGATGATACGTACTACGTACTTGTAAGTTTGAACCCACATCTGCCTTAATGTTTTGGAAATCAGTTGCAAATCCAATCCATTCTTTATCCAAAGCTAACGATACAGCGTATTCTGCAATACATCCCTGTATATCAATATGATCAGAATCATTGTCTTTTTTACTAATATTGTATGCTCCCTTTACCCCAAGAGTTTTATCATAGCTATGACGTTTTTTGCCCATAGCTTTAGCATAACTAAGTTGTTTTTCTGTTAATGTAATTTTTAACATATAGCCCCCACATTTTACCAATCAATATAATTTTCAACTGAGTCGTCAGGTTTAATGTAATCCTTTTTAGTTGCCCAAGAAGGTGTACAAACTTCCATATCTACCTGTAATGGAATGTCTAAGGAATTAATTTCTAACAACTCTTTTATCTTAAATGGTATATTTCGTAGATCATCATCGTGTATTTCACAGATAATCTCGTCATGTACCTGTAATAAGATATTACTTTTTGTAGTTTCTAAATATTTATCTACCTCAATCATTCGTTCACTCATGATATCGGCACTAGTTCCTTGGACTAAATAATTTACTCCCTTATAAGCAAACTTAGGATTAATTTTATATACTCGTCCATATCTATTGCGTATCCATCCCCGACTTTCTACAGTTTCGACTACCTTATCAAAAAACTCTTTAGACCCCTCTAGGCCATCGAAATAGCGTTTTTTATACTGTCCCGCCTCATGGGGCGTAGTTCCTAATTGCAAGGCTAATTTATTGCGTCCTATACCGTAAATAGTACCAAAAGTAATTGCCTTCGCCATTTGCCTATAGAATTTATAATCAGCGTCATCTTCAGTTGTATTAAAGGCTAATTTCCCCGCCTCACCATGAAAATCTACATCATCCTTATTTAATAAAGCATCAATTACTTCATTACGAAAGTATGACATAAAAACACGAACTTCCATTTGAGAGTAATCAAAACCGACTAAAGTATAATTAGGTCGGGGTACAAACAATCTTCTTATAGCAATCTGTTTACCTGAGTCTTCATCAAAAGATTCATCTCCCATAAAACCCCATGTTTGTAGAACTTCATTAGACAAGTTAGTACTCTCAGTACTTTGCCCTTTAGCAGCCATTGTAGCTGCGATTCTATTTTTCACATCGGCTAAATCTGAATCTGTTAATTCATTGTACTTTAATTTAAAGTGATTTCTGGGTATATTTTGTAGATTTGGTTCTCTACTAGACAGTCTACCTGTTGCAGCCCCCCAATTACAAAAAGAAGTATGCATAGTGTTGTCAGGAATATCTAAATAAGGTTCAATATACGTTGATTGTAATTTCAATAAAGTTCTATATTGCCTTATCAATCCTGCCATTGGGTGGTCAATTTGAATTAAAGCTGACTCACTCCATGAATCGGCTCCCTTGGCAGTTTTAACTGGAGAAGATATCCCCAAAGTTGCAAAAGCTTCTCCAATCTGCTGAGAACTACTTATATTAAATTCTGTCCCTGCGATTTGATGAATATCTTTAGTAATGTCTTCTAATCGGACAGCCAACTGTTCATTAGTTTGTGTAGCATAAGTTTGATCTACACTAATCCCTCGTTTTTCCATCTTGTATAAAACTTTAGTTAACTCACATTGCATGTTAAGTAAGTCTAATTGTTTTGTTTCTTTTAATTTCTCAAAACGATCTTCATAAAGTTTATATGTCATTAAGACATCTTGCTCACAATATGGCCCTAAAATATCTGGTGGGGCTAATGAAAAATCTTTATTCCATTTATTCTTGCGAAGTAACTTCTTTGTGTCTACATCATACTGTCCATATTCCGAACCATAAGTACGAATTAAAGTATCTGTTAATCCAAGGTCTTTTGTATCTGAATGTTCAGACATTCTAACCATTACAATAACATCTACTAATTGCTGATCTTTAACCTCTAAACCATCGTTAGCTAGAAAATGTAGATCAAATTTTAAGTTATATCCAATCAATGTTTTACATTCGGATAATAACGCCATCAAGTCATGTGCAAAAGCAATGGGTAAATTTTCACCTGATTGATGCCTAAAAGGGAAATATAAGGAATCATTGGGGCTAGTTGCTATACCAACCCCACATAATTGATTCCACCCAAAGGCTTGTAAACCATTTGTCTCAACATCAACAACTAGCTTATCAAGCCCTTTAAGGCTCTCAAGGGCAGAAACGCATTCTTCTGCCGTTGTAATGACTGACATTAGAATAAATCGTTAGATTCTGAACTCGTACCATTACTGTCAGAAGTAGGTACATCACTATATCGTTCTAGATAATAGTCCTTAATAGCAGGAAGATCACCTATTTCTGTAAGTTTATCTTCTGGAATTTCTACTTCTCTAGGGGTAGAAGTAACCATATAAGAAGTATCGTAGGCTCCAGTACCTGTACGTTTAACTCGTACTACTCCTTTGTCTAGTTGTCCCCAATCACTATAAATGTCTACCAACTGGTTCCAAATATAGTCGCTTCGTCCAAAGCTAAGAGGTACGACACGGAAATCATTAACCGTCTCTTTAAACATCTTTTTACCTGCTGGCCCCTCAACTTCTTCCCAAGTATCTACTCTTTTCTCAGCATGAATAACCTCGTGGACATACGCCCAAAAAGCGAACTTGTGAGAAGGTCGAGTATCCGAAGGCACTTCCGAAATATCTATGGAGTCATCTTTAAGAACAGATACCCATCGGTTACCTACTCTATAGACATACAAATATATTTCGTCTAATAAAGTGTCATCATCCTTACCAGTTGCTACTGGACTCATGAAGGCTTGATCCCCATCCTTAAACCAAATCTCACGGTTATTAGCCCGATCTTGATTAAAGGCAGGACGGCGATTATCTTCTCTTATTTTTTGTATTCTAGAAATACCACTCATGTTTCTTATCTCCTTTTACCAATAAGTTTTATTTTCTAATACCTTATGTAATTGTGTTGCTTGTCTAATATCTTGAACATCTTTATACTGTTTCGGTATTTTTATATATGATACCAGAAACCTATCGGACATGTCAAGTAGTGCGTTATTTATCCCTTTTTGCCCCGCTGTGTCATTATCTAAACATAGCACAACTTCAGAGGGATGTAAAGAACTAATTAAATCAATTTGTGTTGGAGAACATATTGCTCCTAAAATAGCCACACTTGAATAGCCATGTAAGTCTAACCATATCGTATCTAAGGCTCCCTCAGTTACATATAATCTATCTATTACAGGAGGCAACAAATGAATACCAAATAAAGAGCGAGATTTTTTAAAACCTTTAGAATAAAGGTATTTAGGAATTGCTTGTTGTCTACGAGTTATCCAACCCTTTGTTTGTTTATCTATGTCGAAAACAGGTAAAACAAAATCACCATATTCATTTATAGAACAATCCCATTTATTAATACTGTCAGAAGAGAAGTCCCTTTTATAAATCCAATGTCCCGATGGAACAGGTTTTAAATTATTAGATGGAGGAATAATCTCTTCTATTTCAATCTTTTGTTCAATATCATCAAGTAAAGAAAAAGAGAATGAAGATAACAACATCTCTTTTTCTTCGGGGTATTTTCCAGAAAGTTTAAAAATGAAATACGGCAGTCCGCCTTGCCCACATCCCGCAAAACAAATCCATACACCCTTTTCAGTATTAATTGAACAGGATGCCACAGTATCGTTATGAAATGGGCATGGAATATTAAACTGTGTTTTCTCTACTGGAACGTCTATATCGTGATCCAATAGTAGAGAAATCCAATCCATTATCTATCCTTTTTATTTTTTCTTAAAAACAAAACTACTTCGTTAACATAGCCATTCTCGTCTACGCAAGTACCACGCATGATATCACCCGCTGTAACTGCTACACGAGGTTTTCCTACACCCTTACTATTAGCTGTCTTAACAACTACTTGGTCAGGTGTGGGGGCTGATTTAAACCAATTTAGTAGACTCATCTTGTCCTCCTTATTTTCTAGACCCACAAAATATTATACTAAAATTAGACGACTCTGTTAAAAGTCACCCCAATCATAATCTTGATCCTCATAAATTTCGCCATTATTAATATTCCATTGCATTACCGCAAGATCAACTCCAACGTCATCATCACGATACTTTTGGAACTGTACTAATCGCTTATTTTTATCATCTTCCATAGCACACATAGCTAATACTACATCAGAAGCCCTTATTAAGGCATCCCCAAATGCTACTTGATCCGCCCTAGGAGGCGAAAACATGTTCGCAGCATCTCTATTAGCCTGAGTGGATACGAAGATACATGTATCCATAGAAGTGCATAAATTTTTAAGACCGTAAAAAAGAGCATGAGATTGTTCCCACATAGCTGATTTTGTATTTGTTGATATTAAGTAAACACCATCTATGACTACAAAGTCAGGAGTGTGTTTTCTTATCAACCCCGCTATACTTTCTAAAGATATACCAGACTGTCCTTCAATATGATCACAAACTAATAATCGTCTATTATTGGACTCTTTTAAAAATTTCTTATATGTGTCTTGTTCTATCTCTTCCCCTCTACGTAAAGCACTATGAGATAGTTTATACCCCATTTTATGTGCCATAACCACATCTGTTCTAAGATTAATAGCCCTTGCTGACATTTCTGTTGAAATTAATAGTGTTTTAAATCCCTCCATTACTGCTGTAACAGCGGCATCTACACACATCCATGTCTTTCCAATAGTTGGTCTAGCAAAAACTGATACTAACTCTCCTGCTTGCCATCCTACTCCTGTGGAATTAAGTGTTTTAAAGCTGGTAGGTATCCCTATCATGCCGTCACCTAATTGGCGTTTCTTAACTCTAGAAGCATATTCTTCAAACCGATCTAATGTTCCACCATCATAATACATAATGGAATCATCTTCTTCTATTTCTACTTCGGCTAATCCTGACATAATATTGGTCAATGCCTTATGTGGATTATCCTCAACTAACCCCTTCTGTGCTTGTATCGTCTTTATTATTTTACGCTGTAAAACCTGAGATTTAAAAGCGTCTAACGCAAAATCAAAGTTAGTTGCTCTAGCTTCATAGTCTAATGTTGGAAAACTGTCTTGCAAAACACCATCATTTGGAAATTCTTTATGGTTATCATAGTAATCCATGATAAACCTATATGCGTCTCCATGCTTCGCAAAATCGTCTGCTGAATACTTAAACTTTCTTAAACTAGTTGTATCATTAATCCCAAAAACTAATGCTGATTCGATGTATTCGTAACTACTCATTGTGCCTCTCTTGAATATAAAACCCTATTTTCTTTTCCGTGTACGTAAAAGTATAGCCCAGAGTTAATATTCTTGTCAACCTCTTTACGTGCTTCAGCAAAATCTGTAAATATACCAACTACTTTAATTTCATCAGTCTTAGGGTTGACTGATAAAACCCGAAATTCTTCATCAGCTAACCTAACCCATTTTATATTTTTAGGAAGATTTCCTCTTTCGGGGCTTCTTATCAGATGTCCCCTCATATTGTTTCTCTTTCTCATCGGCCCATTCCCTTAAATCATTTGTTAATTCTTGTAACTGTTGGTACTGTGGTGCGGATGGTAACCATGTCGCCCCTAATAATTCTTTACGTTTCCACTTTTGTTTAATATTTTTATCTCCTTCAGTATGTACAAACCAGTATATTTTAGCACTAGTAGAAGGAATATAATATCTTAATCCTGCCATTACATAAGGAATATTAACGGAACGATCATTCGCTCTCACTCCATTATATACTGCACAAGCCATTTTGTATGCCCCATGTTCATTCAAAGCTTCTTTAATAAGATGCATTTCATGACCAATAAATCTAGCCACGATATACTCACGACCAAATTTATCCGCATACAAAGTCGTGAAAATATTAAAAATATCTTTAGCGTTATAGGTGGAAGGTAGTTTCTGATGAGTTTCCATGCAATTTATCTCTTAATGATTGTCTAATCTTATATGCAGATTCTCCTAAATCAACAGTAATCTCACCCATCGTCATTCCATCCATACGTAACATAATAAAACTTCTCTCGTCATCGGAAATATTATACTGATTAATTAAATCATCTACTAACATTGAACCATCTAAATCAGGGTCTTCCGATAAAGCTTCCACAATTTCTAACGGTACTAACTCAGAGTCCGCAAAGGTTTCATCCAAACTATTTATGTTAGGTACTCGCTGTGCCTGTGAAATAAGAGTTCGGATTGTATTCATCATAGCTGTATGTAAATAAGTATGAAAAGAAACTCCACGAGCCTCATCAAATTTTTTAGCTGCTTTAACTAAAACTATCCGTAATTCTTGAGCAATATCATCTCTATCCATTCCTTTAATAAATGTTGTAGAAGATATCTTTTGTACTTTAGGTTCCCATTGATTAATTAAATCATTGTTGATTAGCATTTTCATCCTTCTGGTAATTCCATTTTTTCATGGGTGAGGATGTCGGGGTCTTTTTACGATTTGCAGAATCTTCTTGTAACCTAGTAATTAAAGTTTTCTTAGTAGGCCATTTTATATGATTAGGACGTATATACATTCGTCTACCTAAAAATCGTTCAAGTGTTTTTACCGATTGTTGTATTTGCTCATAATCTTCCCAATTATGGAAACAGATATCAAAACATCTATCTGGTGTTAATGTTAATGCAGCAGCCGATTTTACAGTTAAAGACGAATTATTAGAATTACCAAGTCTATCTAAAATTTTATTTATTTCGCCTACTAACAATCTACCTAATTTATCATCTACATCTTTATGGTGTGCTACCCAATGGATAGCAGATAAAATAGATAGCGGCTCTTGACATTCCTCTCGTGCTATAGAAATAGCCTCCTGCCCTTCAGAGGGCAGGAAGGATATGTAATTATCTAATAATGTTGTCATTCTACCTGTACAGATATAGTTTTGGGCTGTGCATCTTCAGCCTTGGGCATTGTGATACTAAGAATGCCATTCTTGTACGCAGACTTAATCTCGTCCATTACTACATTGTACTGTGCTATATTAGGAATCGTCCTAGAATAATTAAAGGCTTTTATACCTTTATATAAATATTTGTTATCAGAGTCAGCCTCTGAAGTGGCATTTCCTTCAACGGATATTTTTAGTGATCCGTTATCTAGATTAACTAAAATTCCATCTTTTTCTGCACCGGGAATTGCAATTCGGATTTGATACTCTGTTGGACGTTCTATAATATCCATTGGGTATCTTTCCTCTGGTGCAACAAAGTTAAACCATTTGGAATCAAATAAATCCGTTATAGTGTTATGAATCGTGTCATATTTTCTTAAAGTCATAGTCTTATCTCCTGTCTTATACTTTGGCATTTAGCCATACCTTATTATACTAAATTTTATTTGGTCTGTCAATGTAGCAGAGGTCATATAGTATCCCGTTTATAAACGCAGTCTCTACTACAATATATGTATTCTTGACCTTGAGAATATTTAAACTTCAAATATGCCCTAGTTCTATAGAAAGGAACATGGCACACAGAGCAATTAACCTTAATATGTCTGTATTTAAATGAGCATTCTTTAGAACAAAACTGCCGTTTTTTAGGTAATAGTTCTTTACATTGCAAACAATAATAGGCTGTTTGTCGTTTTAGTCTATTATTAGTAGGTAAATCGTGTTGTTTTAAAACTCTATGAATATACTGACGAGATACTGAAAAATGATCTGCTATTTGTTGCAAAGTCATTAACGGATGTTCTTCTTTAAATATACTGATCCGTTTAATATCCCTCTTTTTCCAGCCTGTCTTTCTCATTAGACATCAGTCGTACCTTTTGTAAAGTCTAACCCACCTATATCAGTTTGTGTCTTTAACCATGCATATGCTTGCTTTATGGGGCTTTTATTTTCCCCTAGTAAAACACTATCTGCAAAATATGTTGCATTATCTGTTTTAGACACCTCTATATGCGAAACTAAACAAGGTGTTTTTTGTTGAGATATATCTGCTTTACTTCTAGCGGTAACATTATGGTAAACCTGTATTTGTATATTACTACTATTACCAGATATATGTACAAAACCGATTATTGTATAAGAATCTGCATGTGTAGCACCATATTCATCTGTAATACTTTTTTGGATTGCCATTTTATCCTCCTTCTAAGGTCTTTACTCTAGCTTCTAACTTTTTCAATTCTTCTATTAATAATACTGAAAGCATTTTATAATTAACTGCATCAGGTCTATTCTGATCATCATAGGTTATTAATTCAGGAAGTTCTAAATGTACTTCTTCTGCTATTAATCCAAAATCATTTTTCCCCGTTACAGTTACTGTCGAGGTAACATCTTCATTTGAATCCTGATCTGTTGTATCAATCCATTTAAATGATTTAGCTGTCAGATTATATATTTTAGCAGAGTCTATAGATAATGCAGCAATATTTTCTTTATATCGCTGGGATGAACTTGTCTTACGCAAGTACCCATTAGTATTAATCTGTAAATCATAATCACCAGTTCCAGTAGTAACGGATTTTAATTTTACTGAACTTTCAGCTTTTAAAACGCCCGCAGTAATATCAGGATACGTACCATTTTCGCTCCCTATAGACCCTGTAGAAGCGTAATAATCTCCTTCGGTTATATTGGTAGAACTTGTCCACCAAGCCATTCTATTGCCTGTTCCATTACCTGTAACCTCTCCATCATCACCAGCTGGCCCTTGTATTCCTTGGATTCCCTGTATCCCTTGCTGTCCCGTATCTCCACGGGGAATAACGAAGTTTAATTGAACATCATCACCAGAATCACCGTCTGTAACAATAGCGTTAGTTCCAGCATTTCCTGTAGTAGTACTTCCTACAGTCACAGAAGCACCACCCCCACCATCAGCCCATGTTAAAGTAGCCAGCCCAGCCCCTGCGGTTCCATCAATCTCAGTTACGGTATTAACTTTTAGAAATTTATTCACGGCGGGTTGAGAATTAGGAAACTTAATTTTGTAGTTCTCTGATCCACCGGGCAACAAGTGTAAATGTCTGTTATCTTTAGATAATAATAAACCAGCCCAACCATAAACCCCATGCTCATTATTAATTTGTGTGGGAGCATTACCTGTCCCCCAAAAAGTTTCATCAACTTCCTCATTACCACCGCTACCCATGTACCCACGTATATATCCTAAATGATGACCATGTGTAGAAGTATTTGCATGTGCGCCACTTTGTGAAAAAAGTCCATAGGGTGTTGAAGTCCCACTTACTGAACCAGATACACTTAACATAAAACCTGAAGTTTCCTGTAAAATATTAAGCCCAAAATCTCTATTATTATATGTTCTGAGGCGCATTCTAGGATTATTATTATAATCATATACTTTCATTCTTTCCGTAGCGGCTCCTATATTTCCAGTACCACTCCACAAATCAAGTCTCTGATTTCCTGAAGTATTTAACTTAATTCCACTATAGTCTGTGGCTGTTGTTTGTATAGTCGAACCAGTAATCGTATGTTTTACGTCTATAGCATCTGCTACAAGTTGATCTGTATCAACCACATTTGATTGAAGATACCCAGTTTTAATACTTCCTGCGGTTATATCAAAGCCGTTTACAGACATTGATCCACTACCTAATGGCATAATAGATGGTGCAAAACCATCTCCGATTTCCGTAACTCTTATTTCAGCAAGAGGTACTCTATTTTTATCCGCCATAATAGCACCAGTAGTAGTGAAATATAATGTTTTATTTGATGTACCTTTTTGTAATGAGTAATCTATGAAAGCATAATATGTTGTATTCTCTGCTAATTCGGATATAGTCCCCGCTCCATATATAGCATATGAACCTGAGTTATTAGCGTCATGATCCCCTCCAGCAACAATAGCAGCAGCAATACCATCAGCAGTTGTTATTGTAGCATTAGAGTTTGCACCCTTACTTCCCCATTTAACATGTCTATGAGCATTTCCTGTGGTAGCCCCTGTTGCAATAATATTTAAATCTGTAGAAAAGGTTTGGTTTCCTTTTGGTTGTTGGCTTGGTTCAACTTGTTTTGGTAACTCAATCTTTTGGCTTACAGCATTTGCAATACTTGCTTGTATACTTGGTCTTGCCCAACCGCCCTCATCACGAGCCTCTGATCCTACTACATCTAATTCTGTACTAGAAACGCCGGGTTGTTCGCTATAGGATATACCTGTAACAATAGACCGCATTCCTGTAACACCAACTAGATCATTACGAACATATACCATATCTCCTGCTCGTACTGGAATGTAAAGTCTTACTTTATCCCCATTAGAGACAGAACCAGTAGACCAGTTAGAAACAGTAATATCATTATTAGTACAAGAACTAATATAACCATATGTAGTTGTAGGTTCATTATTAGCATCTAGTTTAACAACTGTCATTCCAGATTTTACGCCATAATTAACTATATTTGTCCAAGTTATAACTCCACTAGTAATACTAACATTTGTATTATCTATATAGAAATGGGGTTTTCGTAACATACGAACTTTACCCCTAACTACTTGAGAGGCTGTTCTCATTAATCTAGAAACTACACTTTCTATTATTTGTGATGGGCGTGTTTCATTAGAAGCATTTATACGAAATGTTCTATTTATACCATACGCCGCTGATTGTCTGGAAACTAATTGGAAATTACGCCCGCTGTTTGCAGTACTCCTAAACGTTGTTCCCGGCATTTCTACCATATCAGATGTTACTCCTGATACAATAGCATACTCAGGACTTGAATCAGAACCACCACTAGTAGCACTTAAATAATGTAATTTACCTACATCTGTTCCATTAGTTAATTCAAGTGTATCACCTGTTAATAGTGATTGCTGCATACTATTAGGGTAACAACTAAAACTTGATCCGCCATTAATACTTTTTATTTTCCATAATTCCATATTTATGGTTTTTTCAAATAGTTCGTTCTCATTTCCAGTTTCAAAATCTCCTGCGTCAGAATAATGAACTAAAGCATTTGAATATAAATCTTCTTTCGGGCGTTCAAAATCAAAATCTTGTAGCATGACTTCGGTACGCCCATCTGTTGTGAATCCACCACTTTGAGGATATTCTACCCGTAATCCATACGTTTGAGGAGCCGCATTTGGTCGGGTTCCTCTTGGGAAATAATTAAAAAAGGCTGCTGGATTATGATTAGTAGCTGTAGAAGTTATATTTGAATCTACATAATAATCATACGAAAAACTTGTTCCTGAACTATCTAATGGTTCAGCTGCTGAAAGATTTGCAATATGTCCTAATGGAGATTTTTGGGATTGTGTCCCTAATTCATACTTACCATCTTGTCTAAATTTCTGATTAGATTCAACAAACTTAGTTCCCCCGTTAAGAACGGTAATATTACCGTCACGAGAATACAATCTAATCAAAGATTTAATTATTCCGCTTCTATCTGCATGAGCCGTTGCGTAATATTTTCCTTCACTATCTAAAGCTGCTCCGGGGCCAATATTTGTACCAACACTTGCTGAAGTATTTATAGTAAATCCAGCATTTCCATCGGTCATATTATCACGTAGTTCCGACATAGCGTCCCTACACGTTAATTCCATTACATTTCCATATTGAGCATCATATACTTCTTTAACTCCATATACTCTACCCGAAAATAGGATGGAATAAGATTCTTCATCTCGTATACGAATCTGCATAAAGTCCGTAAAGACTCCTGTAAATGGGCCTTTTCGTGAACTTGCACTTGCATGATACGGATCGGAAGAACGGTTACTTAATGTAGCAACACCATTTCTAGGAGAACCCATTGTTTCTCGTATACTAAAAGATATTAACGCATTAGACGTACCTGTTACATAAGCAGTAGTCCATGCTGATCCATTCCAATATTGTAAAATAGAACGTTGATAAGCCATTTAAACTCCTAGAATGTAATATCGTTACGACCCTTGGCGATAAATTGCATTGTGTACTGCCATCTATCCTCTTGGGCTGGTAGAACTGAAAATTGTGCCTGTTGAATTGCAACATGATACAAAGCCCCACCCGTAGCGTTAGCACTATTAGTTGATACAGGAGTTGTGGTATCGCCCCACTCTATTTGTAATGTAGTAGAAGTATCAGTAACCCATTTCATAGCTACTTCTTCTAAGTAATTTTTATATGGGATGAAATATGTTTCACCACTTACATTTAATGTTTCCATTCCTCTTGTCCCCGCTGGGCTATTACCTGTTGTAGCAATATATGTTGCTTCAGTATCTATTATACCAGATAATGTTATTGCGGGTCTAAAAATACCTAAATCTAATAATTCAGGATTTCTTCTGGGTATTGGAATCTGAATAGGAGTTTTAGCAATAGATACAGAAAATTGTTCGGCTTTTAATGCAAGTCGAACTGTGGCGGCTCCATGAGTGCCATTTCTAAGTAATACTGCTAATGGTGAATCCATTATTCATCTCCTATTTCTTAACCTTATACCATATTATACGGGCTAGTCCAATTCCACCAACAACTACTGAAGTCCATGCAACGATTTGTAGAGTAAGTATATCTTCTCCAAAACCATGCCTAGAAAGATCAGCTATAATTCCACCAAATAATATTAATGGTATTGGAAAATAAGCTTTTAAAAAGTTCATTTTATCTCCTAACTATAGTATCCACCAGACGGTGAGGATGGATTCAATGTCATTCCTGAAGTATCAAAGCTTGATAAACCAAACTGTCTAGCTAAACCAGCTTCGTTAGACATATATTTGTCGTGTTCACTTATTTGATCCCCTGTAATATGAACATTTACACTTACTTCTTGAGGCTTTTGTTGTTTTTGTTCCGCCCAACTCTGCAACTCCGTTGCTGCCATTCTCAAAGCTGGGGAACTCTTGTGATCCCCAAATGGTTTTAAGACATCCAAAACGTCTGCCATAAAATTAAGCCCCCAAGCCATCATATTTGCGACTTTTGGGGCTATCCAATCCCACCCAGTTTTGATCCAACCAAAAAATGGGTCTAAAATTTTATTATAAATCCAGAATGGAGCCTTTAAAATAAATGTTATTACATCAAAAATTGCTTTAATTAAAGGCCAAATAAGCTTAACAATTACTTTACCTATGACCCATAAAATCATTTTGCCAACTGGAAGAATTATATTGTCAAATGCACGTATTATAAGATCAATCCACGGTTTAACTGCTTCCCACATTGGATGAAATATTTCATCCATAAATTCGTCAAGAATTGGTTGTATAGTATCCCTTACAATTTTTAAAATATCCTCAAGATGAGGCATAAAAGTATCAACTATTTTATTAACTATTGGGAATAACTCGTTATTAACCCAATCCATAAATTCTACAGCAATCTCACCTAAAGATACTATAATAGGTTTCACTAGAGGCCATGCTATATCCCATAGACTATGAACTATATTAAATGTAGTCTCAAGAAAATTTTTATAGAAATCTCTAACCTCATCATACATTCGAGAAACTATTGGAAACATATCATCTACTATAAAATTATATACATCATCTAAAGTAGGAACTAACCAATCAAATATATCCGAAAATATCGGAAGCATATCGTTTTTAAACCATTCATAGGTCTTTTCAAGTTCATTCCATATAAAATCTAAGACGGGCTTTATTCTACCCCAAACTTCTGTTAAAAACCAAGTCTTAATTGCGGGGAAGTTATCTTGAATTATACCAAAAATTTCCTGTAGTAAAGCCCATTTTTCTGATAACCAATCGCCCATCCCTGCAAATTTACCGATTATAATTCCAAATAAATTCTTTATTATAGGGAATACATTTCCTTCTAACCAATCAAACCCTTTTTGGGCCATTTCTGCTACCCAAGGTATTTTATCACCAAGTGTTTGAATAACTTTTGCGAATAGGGGCATGAAAGGTGCTAGAATTACATCTACAAATCCGCCTAAGATTTGGAATAATGCACCTAACGTACTGGTAAATATCTGTGATTGACGTAATAAGGCACTAATACCAATATTAATACCTAATATACCCATACCCTTACTCAGTAATCCTTTGGCGAGTTTAGGCATACCTATGACGCTTTTAGCAACACTACTTAACCCTCCTACCATAACACTACTAGCCTTATTAGCCATCTTCATGCTAGTAATACCCATTTTGGTTCCAGTTCGGGCAAGTTTACCTATTTTAGAATTATAAACGGAATTAGCTATGTTTGTAGCTTTTTGAACACCTTGATCTTTCTTGTCAGAAACATATTGTTTAGCTTGAGATACAGCACTAGTCATTAGACCTACTGTATTCAAAGTATTCATAAATATACTTCCAACTGTTTGACCGTCTGGCATTTATAATTCTCCTATATTGTTGGCATGTGAGGAGCCGTTTGACGGGCTTGATCCTCGGCTTGTTTTTGCTCTATAGCAATATCTATGCCAATAACTAAATTAATTTCATTTTCCGAGAATTCTTGTATAGCATTCCACGGAATCCCCCGCTTTAACAGTTGAAGTATAGTAACCCAATAATAGTATAATCGTCCTTCTTCAGGAGGGAATTCTCCTGCGCCTCTTAGAAAGACTAAGACCCTTTTTTTACATCATCGGGGTTTAATTGATTACCATCGCTACCAAAAGCTTGCGGAACTAAAGCTTCTAAAGCTGCTCCTAATCTTCCATCAATTGACAGTAGAAAAGCTTCTGTAGTTTTCCCCCAAGGAGCCTCAAGAATCATTTCTTTCAAGCATTCTCTTACATAGACATCCCCACTAAATGATGTTTTACCACCATCTGACCAATTAAGGCACTTAGAAATTAACTGGTTTCGTCTACTCCAAGATAATTGTTTTACCGTAATGCTAAAACTTTCTCCTGTTTCGTCTATCGTTACCGTTTTTTCTATAGGGACATTCTGTATTTGATATTTGCTTAAATCAAATGACTGTCCTGCTCTGGGTTTACTATTCTTTGCTGTTGTCATAAAATCCTCTCTTTTAATTTATGGATATACTGGTACACTATCCTCTATAGTAATTTTTAGTTTTCTAAATATTAAATCTGCGTCTACTTGGAACGGATTATCCGTAGTCAAGTTATGTGGTGCAGAATTTATAAATAAACCTTGAGAGTTTAATGCATGTGAGGGTGTCGTTGGACTACCCGCAGTAGTACTCCCCGGTATATCTATTGTAATTTTATCGTTTGCGCCTCTTTCAAATACTAGAGAAGCCGTAAAGCCCGTGCGAGCATTATTAGCTGCGCCTCCACCGTAGTGACCCTCTAATAACAATTGCTTAAATAATTCTAACGCCCCTGCTTGGGAATTAGAATTTGCGGCAACTGTATCAGGAAGAGCCAATGAAGCACTCATAGAATACTCTCTTGCTCCTTCTCTGATTTCATATGGCCCACGATGTCGATCACCTTGTCTACCTATGTAGTATCTAGGCTCTTCACCGTTAGCTATTGACAATGAGAAACTTCGCATTCTAGCAACTTCTTGTCCATAGAATTTAACTGTTCCATTAGAAAAGTAATAAGGTTCAGTTGTTGGATAACCTGTGGCATCATTTTTGCCGGGTTCTCCAACATCATCTGAATCAATTTTTTGCATTAATCCAAATCTAGGCATATTAGCAGTTGGATTAGCACCACTAAATAATTGTGAATTTGTTTGAAGTTGTTGGTTATGTACCATGTCTAGGAAGTTTACTGAATCCCATGACATTGTAACAAGTCCGCCTTCTTCAGCAGATATTGTCGAAGACCCTATCATGCCACCAACATATCTTCTATCAAAATCATTAGCTGCTGTCTCAGAACTATCTCTCATATGTATATGCCAAGAAACAGTATCTAAATCAACTGTCTCTTCAATTGTATGGGTATATGTAGCACCAGCACTTACTTCATCAATAGAAGTAGTACCTGAATCATGATTAAATTGCAACGGGGCATTTAATTTCCACGTATTACCAGTAGGGTTCGCAATAAGTCTTCGTACTTCAGATATTGTAGTAGACCCATCATCAATATTAATATAATCTCCTACAGCTAAACCAGTACCAGCAGATGCCGTAATATATATATCCCCCTTCTTTGCAGCCGCCATTGTTAATGATCCGCCTGTAAGAGAAGATGGTGTCGTTACGACTTTACCAATTGGGAACCTTAAAGGCCACCCATTAAGTAATACAATCCCGCTAACTGATCCTGAAAGAGTCTGTTGACCGGGATACGCAACTGACCAGTTACGTTTTGATTGTGTCCCTAAGAAACGTCTACCTTCTATTGACATTTCTGGATCGGGGGTATCTACAGTTTCGTACACACCGGGAATATAAGTAATAAATTTATTATCATCATTACGTCCGCCCGCCCCACCAATCGCATTAATTTCTTTAACGTCTTGCCCTGATGGATGATAAAAAGCTGTTGGTCTATCTAAAATAAATGTTGTACCACTAATTGATTCAATTCTACGTACTTCATGTTCGTGTACAGTTGAAGCAGCTGATCCAGCTACCGTTCCAATACGAATCTGATCCCCAACTGTGAAGTTAGTAGCACTTGCTACAGTAATAGAACGAGAACCCGCATCAAATGCGGCATTAATTGTAGTAGACCCCCCACTTGAAGTTTCTGGGGTTCCTTCCATCATTTCAGGGTCACCGCCTTGGGCGGCTTCTGTTGCAAATGTTAATTGTGCTTGATCACTTCTATATACAGCCATATCGTTCCTCCATGTATATTATTATACTAAAAAACAACTAAGTTTCTAATAGGACGGCATTATTTACTAGCTGTATATCTACCGTGCCTGTCCACATGTTTACTTGTTCAGCAGTTTCTTCGTTAAATCCCATAAATTGTTGTCTTTGAAAATTTGTTAGGCTATGCATTCTATTATGGCAAAGTCGCCTAATTTCTGCCATAAGATCGTATAAACGTTGCCTACTTACATTTGTAAATACTTCCAACTCTATATTATACGTTCTGTTACCGTATTTCCAATTTCCAATAGGTTCTTCATCAAAGCTTCCAGAACGACCTATTACATGATCACCGACATTTAAATCAAAGCGTAATGGTTCATTTGCTCCATTAACTTCAATAAAAGATGGTTCAGCAACATTACTACCATTCCATTGCCCATCTAAATCTGCTAATACAGTCGTAATTGGTATAGGTTCAGGCATTAAAACACCTCAAAAGAACGCAAAGAATCTAGACGATCTTCTATTTCTGCTTGCCAACCGTCTATTTTTTGTGCTAATTGTACTCTGTCTGTACCACTTACGACTAAATTACCAAAATCTGAACTTCTAACTATGTCTATTGCGGCAAGCTTTTTTGCTAAATCCTGCACTATACCGCCTTGTCTATAGTCTGTATTTATATCTCTACCAGATAAATAAGTTACTTTTACTGGCATTGTGAATTCACCACCACCCCATCTCCATACTGGAGCATTATATGACGTAAAACGTGCAGGAAGAAGGAAATATCTGGAAAAATGTACTAACCCTGTATCAGGGACAAGGAAATAATCTTTACTACGACCTTGTGTACGATCATCCCACGTTGCTCCATTCCATACCTGTAAACGTAATATTTTATAGGGGTCTGGTCTATCTAATTGAAAACCATTTAAATTAAATTGATGGTATTCGTTTTGTGTGTACGCTGGTCGCCATGACTTCCTAGTTTGGAAATCTATGACTGATTGAGCCTCTAGAATAAACTGTTCTACCGTTCCCTGTGAAGGAGTTGTAGTAGTTGTAAAATCTGTTGTACTTGTTATATTACCAAGTTGTAATAATTCAAATACATCTTTAGTTGTACAATATGCTGTATACGCCCGCATTTGTATACGTCTAACTGTGGGTGCAGTAGTTACACTTGTAGGAGAAGAGGCTCTTATCCAATATTTTGTAATACTGTTTACGGCAGTTGTTGCCCAACCATTTACTAAATTATACGGAAATATCTCTGCCCCGTCCCTAGCAAATTCATATGGGCCACCTTCGTTGTCATCAGGATCAAGTTCGTATCGACCTGAAGCTGGAACAAATTCAGTCCATGCAGAGCCATTATAATACTCCCATTTAACTGAACCTAAATTGCCCGCTGTTTCCAAATCAAAAATAGCCATGTCAAACTTTGAATCATGACCTAAATATAAGAAATGGTTAGTTCCACCTAGTATACTAAAAACTGTCCCCGCTGGAGACTGTGCTTCTAATGTAACATCAGTAAAACTACTTCCATTATACGTAAATATTTTTGTGAATTCGGCTCCAGCAGTCGCCATAATTACCTCTAAGTAGAGGGGTGTTCAACACTACGGTCTAGGTTTTCTCCCTCTATATTTGCTGCTTCTGAATTATCATCAGGAATGATATCCGCTACATCAGCTTCTTCTTCGGGAAGTTTTCCACGTAAATACATAGAAACTCCATTTAGATTTTGTATCTGTGTAACTAATTGTTCTCTCGCAGCATTTATTTTGTTTAATTCATCTACTAACTTTGTTAGCTGATCATTAACTGCATTTAAATCCGTCTGTACATCTGTCTCATTTAAAGTAGTCATCTTAAACTCCCATCTTTTCTTTTTATCTAGAACAGTACGTTCTGTATGGTATTATACCATACTAATTGTAGTTTTTCAATATTTCTTATTTACTAATTTAAACCTTTGGGCCTTTTAATTATATGGTTCTAAATAAATATTTCTTTCTCTATCTGATAAAGCATCGAACTCTTCTTTTAAAGATTCTATATGGGCATCTCTTTCTGTATCCCCTTCATCATCCTCTGTTCTATCTTCAATTTGATTACGAAAAAAATTTATGACTATTACTTTTTTATCTGCATCACTTAATTTATTATACATAAATTCAGAAAGTACATCAAGTTGTTCAGATTCTTTTAATTCTCTAATATCCATTATATAAAATTCTCCTTTATGCCGACTGTTTAATAATATCTAAAGCAACAACAAAATTACATTTTGGTGTAGGTCGCATTTGTGTTGCACTTAGCATACTACCTTCACTATAGCCAATTGATGCGGCTAACTTATTGCCTTCAGATAACCATATAGGCTGGGTTAAGATTTTATTTTGCACACCAGCTACCAAGCTTAATCCTTTTGTAATTGTGCCAACTGCAACATTACTTGCGGCGGTTATAATATCATTCCCAGCAGAATCGTGAATTGTATTTGGAGTGGCTCCAGTTGCAGATAACCCTTGTACTTGAACCGTTAAAGATAAGCCGGGGCCTTCACCTGTAGCATATATTTGGTTAATTTTAGCTATATACCCTGTTGGTACTGCTAGTAATTCGGTTGCATCTGCCCCATTTAAACCAATCATTCTGGTATGGCTATAATCATAATTGCTACTACTACCAAAAGACGTAGTAGATGCCGATACCTCAACACTTCCTGTTGTTCCTGTTGGCGCATGGACTAAAGTATTTCTGTTTCTCTCATCATATGAACCTGTAGAGCCTATATCTGTTATATCTCCACCAGAAGGGTTAGCGGTAGAAAACGAATGACCATTAACATATCGTTCATGGCCTGTACTAAGCAAAATGGCATCTCCGGGATTTGCTGTCATTTCTTTGGTAGTGGATGAATTACCATAATAATGGTAGCCCGATGCATATTTACCTTGAAAAGCACCACTCCCTGTAGTTGCTCCGTCATGTAACTGTAATGTAAAAGGATCAGATTGTTTCACGTTATAAAGGGTGTACCCTCCATATGCAATACTACGATTACTATAATTAGACCAGTTACCTCCAAAAGATATAGTTAAAGTTTGGGCTGACCCTCCAGTTGGATTTAGCCAATAAAATAATTTGCTTCCACCTCTATCATGAGACCAATAATTACCGTCAAATACAGTTCCTGCTCCATCGGTTGACAAACTCATTTGCATATTGGATAAACGTGTACCAAAATCATTACTCCATGTCCATCCCGCAGTTCCTACAATAAATAATATCCTATTAGAAAATGCATTAGGAAAATTTGATGCCGATAAATTAAAAGTTTGGGAACCTGACCCCCAACCACTAGTTGTAACTTGACTAAACCATGAACCATATGCATATACCACTTGTGAAGGTGACAATGACCACGCAAGTGTACCACCATATAATTCTCCGATTGACGCTATATTTGGATTTGCCATTTAATATACCCCTTATTTCTTATTATACCATATTTTTAAGAATATGTGGAACCGAATATTAGTGCCATTGCTATTGCAGTTCCTGTACCACCACCGCTGCTTGCTTCTTCCCATGTCGCAAGTCCATTAGCATCTGAAGTTAATACTTTATCTGCTCCCGGACTTCCACCAGTAATTTTTACTTGTCCAGCCTCACTCACAGAAAAGACATCTGTTCCTCCCCCATTAGCACGTACAGCAAATACTGCGCCTGTACCACCATTGTCTTGGTCTAAAGCGACATAAACGCTACCATTAGATTGAAGCCTCATATAGCCGTTAGCAGTTATCATGTTGTAACTTGCACTAGCTTCTATCTTGTTCCCAGTATGATTTAGATAAACATCCCCACCTAAATAACTATTGCCACTTAATTCTAATTTGTAAGACGGAGTAGTTGTTCCTCCAATCCCTATATTTCCGCTATTAGCTATATAAAATTTAACTGTTGGAGCAGCATTAGCATCTGCTGAACCAGATGCTGCCGACCTAAATCTAAAGGCTCCATCTACCATATCTACAACAGAAGCTTCATCAGTTCTTATATATGTAAACTGTTGACTAGTGTTATAGCGTAAGTTATTCATCCAGTAACCGCCCCTATTGGTAAAGTTTGCAAAAGCAGTTTGGTTTCCTAGATGTATAGCTTGAAAGCTGCTATTCCAATCAGTTTCGGGAGTTGCATTAATTCCTACATGTCCAGCATTATCTATAGTCATTCTCGTAGTATTATTATAACCTTGGAAATGTAGATTTTGTGCTGATGTATCCCACCATATCCCTGCTTCTACTGGGTCATTTGCGTCTCCAAAATATAGGGCTGTGTCATGGTCAGCAGCACCAACAATCTTCATTTCAAGAGTAGGACTAGAAGCATGTTCTCCAATACTTACATAGTTACTGGCATCATAGATATAAAGTGGACTAGTTAAATCAATTCTATTAACGTTACTGTTATGCCATATTTTCATATCGCCGCCAGTACCAAACGTTGCTGAAGCAGCATCGGCAAATTCTAAAGATTTATCACTAGCATCCCATACAGCATTTTGTCCTGAAGTGCTTCCATAAAACACAACATCATAATTAGACCCCTGCGAACCAAAATATGTATGCCCCGCTAGAGTAGTATTCCCAACAACATGGAATGGAGTACTTGGAGCATTAGTCCCAATACCTACTCTTGAAGTACCATTATCAACCCGCATTATTTCAACAAAGGTATTAGCGAAGTTTGATCCTGTAAAATGTCCGAATACAAGGTCGTCTGAAGTTGCTGTAGTAGCAAATGCTGTTCTCTGTGTTTGTAACGCTACTATACCTCCTCTAGATTGGTTCGTATAATGAACCATTGCAGCAACTTCGGAACTGCCCTCTATTTCTAAAGCATAATCAGGAGTAGCAGTTCCTATTCCTACACCCCCACTAGAGTTAATCATAAAATCTGGTGTAGCGTTATTCACTCTTTTTATTTCAAAAGCATCAGTTGCCCCACCACTTGAATCCATTCCAACTTTCCACTTTAAAGCCCCAGCAGTATAGTATTCAACAGTAGCATCATTAGAGGTAGCACCTCTATCAAGTTTAAAATATGCACCATCAGGGGAATCTATAGATATAGTACCGCCATTTGCCTGTGGAGTTAAAGTAAGAAGACCATCATCCCGAATACGCATTACTTCGTTCATTGACCCATCAGAAGTTCGGGTAGCAAATGCTATGTCAGTATCAAATGCGGCAGTTCTTATCGCCGCAATTCTAGCCGCATTCTTTTGGCTATTAGCAGACGTTTCACCCGCCATAAAGAAAATACCAGCATAGCTTCCAGTTGTGTTATCTGTAGTATTTCTAATAGCAAGTTCGTGTGGTTGGGCTGTGTGGTTATATCCACCAGACCAGTTAGAAGTATCCCATACTGTTGTAGACTCTTTTACAATATCTAATATGGAAGTAGGGTTGTTTAGTCCAATTCCTACATTTCCACCATAGTTTACAGCCATGTGAACAGTACTATTATCCGCAGAAAAATGAATGCCTTCTCCAGCTTGGTTTGGTCTAGAGTAAAGTTGTAGTGATTCGTTTAGTGGGCCAAGTATCTTTCTAGCGGCATTATTAGACATTGTTATAGAAGTAGTGGTCAAATCGCCTGTAATTGTTGCTCCAGCAGCAGTAGTTTCAAATTTCTTAGAATTGTCATAATAGAGTTGTACTTCTGCTGAAGTATCAAATATAGCAGATGTATGACTAGAGTCTTGTATTTTTATATCTGCTGTACCGCCCCCATCAATAATATTGGTAG